CAAAGCGGTACATGGTAAAAGTGATAAATATACTAAGAAAGTAAAGGAAATCTGCAAGAAATACAAACTATAGAGGTATTTTTGCTTAAACTAATTCAATGTAATATGAATAAGATAGAATTAACCGCTGATGAGATTAAAGTAATCAAGCAGCAATTAAACGGTGAGATTGAGGTTTGGAATGCTGACGATTATCAGCAAAAGCATCTCACTTCGGTAATTGATAAGGCAGACGCTCTTTTGGAGGAATTGGATGCCTACGATGAAATGATAGACGAAAAGGACGGTGATACCATTCTTTGGTTTTGGGATAAGTACAAGGCGCAAGAGGGTATCATAGAATAATTAACCGGGTAAAGAGAATCGGACGGTATTGTGCTATCCGATTTTCTTTGCTCTTATAGTGTGTTTAACAAACACAGAAATCAATACGAAAACAATAGAATGGCTTTTGAAAAAGGACATAAATTTGGTAACAGATTCACAAGCGAGAACCAACCGAAAAATCCCGGTCGGAAGCCCTCTATATATAAATACGTCAAGGATATAACGGGTAAGAAGATTGCGCCCGAAATGAGTAAAGAGGATTACCACAAGGTTATCCGCTTTTTGATGGAAAGCACCCCCGAAATATTGGAGGGGCTTGTAAAGAACCCGGACGGAACACCCAATAAGAAAACACCTGTTTGGGTTCTGAATGTCGTATCTGCCATTAACGCAGATATTCGCTATGGTAGGACTTATACGGTGGATAGTCTGTTTGATAGGGTTTTCGGGAAGCCCACACAACAGATAGAGAGCGAAGTAAACGCACAAGTAACCAACAACAGCATGGATTTGTCGGCTCTTACTACGGATGAGTTGTTACAATACAATTCCTTGCTGGAAAAAATAAAGGCAGGCAATGGCACGAAGTAAGGTTACAGACGTGCCGATGGCACTTGCAGTGAAGATTGAGCTTTTCAAGCGTGGTTGTTTCGACTTCATTACCGTAAAGGATGGTTTGAAGCATGAGAAGCAAGAACACGCTTTGAAGATACTTACCGACAATGAACACGTTGAACTTTTGTACGGAGGTGCTGCCGGGGGTGCAAAATCATGGACGGGGGCGGTGTGGCTTCTGTTTATGTGCCTCTGTTATCCCGGTTCAAAGTGGTTTATCGGACGTGCCGAGTTAAAGCGTATCACACAATCTACACTTATCACATTTTACAAGGTTTGCAATCAGTATGGGGTTGATGACACCTTGTATAAGTATAACGGGCAATACAATTATATCGAATTTTTCAATGGTTCACGTATTGACTTGCTGGACTTGCAATATAAGCCGGGCGACCCTCTGTATGAGCGTTACGGCTCAATCGAATATACAGGTGGATGGATTGAAGAGGGTGGCGAAGTGAACTTCGGTGCATACGACACCCTTAAAACCCGTATCGGGCGACACCTTAACAATGAATTGGGGTTGAGGCGAAAACTATTCATTACTTGCAATCCTAAAAAGAACTGGATGTACGATACATTCTACAAGCCGGATAAGAAAGGGGAATTACCCGAATATATGTACTACCTTGCTTGCCTTGTACAAGAAAACCCATTCATAGACCCCGATTATATAGAGGGTTTGAAAACTACAAAGGATAAGGTAAAGCGTGAACGTCTTTTGAAAGGTAATTGGGAGTATGACGATAACCCCAACGCCCTTTGCTCACATGATGCAATCTGTGAGATATTCGGGAATAAGATTTCAATCAAGACAGGTACAAACTATATCACGGGGGACGTTGCACGTTTTGGAGCTGACTATGCCCGTCTTGCCGTTTGGGATGGTTGGCATATCATAGAGCTACAATGTTTCCCCGTGTCTAAGACTACCGACATTCAGACGTGGATAATCAACAAGCAAAAGAAGTACAGAATACCCAACCATAAATGTATCGTTGATGAGGACGGTGTAGGCGGTGGTGTGGTGGATAATTGCGACATTCAGGGCTTCGTGAACAACTCTACGCCTTTCAATGGTGAGAACTACCAAAACCTACAGACCCAATGCGGCTACAAGCTGGCAGACCGCATAAACGCTACGGAAGTGGGGATAGATGAGGATTTGATAAGCACTGCCGATAAGGAAGAAATCATAAGGGAGCTGGAACAACTGCAAACATGGAAAGCTGATTCGGACGGTAAACTAAAGTTGAAGCCCAAAGAAGAAATCAAGATGGATATTGGTTGTTCCCCGGACTGGAGGGATATGTTTCTGATGCGAGCATGGTTTGACTATAACGAGTATGACATACCCGATGATATAGAACGTAGATTAGGTATAACCGCTTAAAAACACAATAAAGCAATGGGATTATTAAACATTATTTCTAACGAGGTAAAGGCGGCTATTGGCTATCAACAAGGCTTTGCCGACCTTTTAGCGGCTAAGGATGTTACACGTGCGCTTTCTATGATGAAAAGCCATGCGGAAGAAGCCGCTAACAATTTACGTGAGTATGAGGTTAGCACTCACAAAGTGATGGAGCGTAAAGATAGGGCTGTTTACGACAAGAAAGGGAACTTTCTTCGTTGGAGTAAGCGGTGGAAAATTCCTATTCCCTACCCTCAGTTTATTAATGAAATTTCGTTGGTTTACCTGTAAAATGGCAACAACTTTCGGAGAATACAGACGATGCGTTTAAGAACTACAAAGATTGGTTGGATAAGATACACTTCAACGCTAAGGTAAGGGAAGCTAAACGTGTGGCTGGCTCTGAGGGTATATCTGCAATCCTGTATCACGTGTATAGGGATGCAGAGGGTAAACCGTCCCTTTTATTGAATGTGTTGAGCCGGAAGAACAATGATGATATTTATACAGTGCGTGACCAATACAGGCGAATTACCGCCTTTGCGTGGGGATATTATCTAACAGAGGTGGGGAACAATACCGTTTACCATGTGGATATATATACCGACACTACTGTATATCGTGCAAAGCGTGGTAAAATGGGGTGGGAAGTTCTGATTAAGGATAATCCTATAGGCAAAATACCTATGTTGCTTTTTGAGCAAACACCCGAACACAAGGAAGTGCAACCGATGATTGAACGCTCTGAAATGATGGAAAGCACTGATGCAGACACTAACGACCGCTTTGCAAATCCGGCTATGGTGGCAACCTCTGAAATCCTCAATAGCCTACCCAAGTCAGAAGAAGAAGCAAAGCTGTTTATCCTCAAAAATGGCGGCAATGTCAGCTATCTTACTTGGAATGAGGCGAGCGAAAGTAAGAAGAATGAGTTTGAACGACTGGATAAGCACATTCTTTCAAAGTCCTTTACCCCAAATATTGATTTTGACAACATGAAATCATTGGGCAATCTTTCGGCTAAGGCAATCCGTAAAGTTATGCTGCTTGCTGTTATCAAGGCAGAGCGACACAAGGAAAAGCACGATGATTACATGAAGCGACACGCTAACCTTATGAAGGCTATTTTGGGCAATGTGCTTGACTATCGTAACAAGTCACAATATGAGGCTTTGATGATGGAGCATAAATTTCAAGAGCCATTCGGGGAAGATGTTAGCGAAACGCTTGCTGATGTGTCTAAACAATACAATGATGGTGCTATGAGCCGAGAAACCTATATTGAATTGTCTTACCTCATTAAGGATGGTAAGCTGGAGTTGGAACGCTTGAAGCAAGAAGAAGCGGAGCGTATCGAGCAACAAAAGGAGTTGAACAAATTAGACGTTTTCGGAGGGGCTGAATAATGGAAATACAGACGAAATATAATATTGGTGATAAGGTTTGGATTATGCGCAATGACAAACCGGAGCAAATACTGATTAGCAACATTGAAGTTGAAATAATTGGAGAAACAATTACAGGGACAGGGGGGATGCTGTCTGGCAAGTGCTATACTCACATTTATTACATAGAGATACAGCGTAAAGAGTATAGGAATTTTGGCGATAAAGAACCTATATACAGGCATAACGAATGTGACTGTTTCCCAACAAAGAAAGATTTGTTAAATAGTTTTCTTGAAGATGAAGAATAATGGCAAAGAAGATTCAACAGAAAGGGACACAATACCATTGTAGGGACTGCAAACACGCTTTTGATTTTCACGAACTGGACTACAAAGGCGAACCGTTTTTGTGTAAATGCCCATTCCATAAATTCAGCAAGTTTTTGAATAAGGACTATTGCACGAACTTCAAACTAAAGTAGTGGCATGGCAAAGAAAAAGTACATAGACTACAAAAAGATGCAAGCGGAGCTTTTCAATAGGACAGAGGGCTACGCTGCCAATGTTCGTATCATATACCAACAAGCATTTGAGCAAATAATTAACTTGGTAAAGGGTACGGAATTGGAGGATGGAAAACCTTTCTCCTTTGCCGACTATGGATATAGCGAGGAAGTTACAGCCATTTTGAGGAATATGTACAGCCGTGTTTACCAAACTATCCGGGGTGGAGTTGAAAAAGAGTGGATAACCTCTAATGAGAACAACGATGCTTTGGTAAAAAGTGTGTTTGGTGAACAATCTATAGAGGATAACCACTTTGCCCGTTTCTTCAAGCGCAACAAAGAGGCTATGGATGCTTTCTTTGCCCGTAAGAGTGGTGACGGTGGTTTGAATCTCTCTCAAAAGGTTTGGCGATATACGGGTATGTTCCGTGATGAACTGGAAAACACTTTGGATTTGGCGATTGGTGAGGGTGTTCCAGCTAATCGTTTGGCGGCTCAGATAAAGAAGTACCTACAAGAC